CTGCCTTTGATGAGTCCTTACCACCAGCTGGGTCTACAGGACCGGCAACAGATGCTTCAACACCTGGTACCTTAAAATCTTCTTCTTGAAGTACTTCTGACATTGTATTTTCTCCCAAAAAATTTACGTAAATTGGTTAATATTATTTATAAAATTAAAGTTTTGACAGGAAGTCAGTCCAGGTTCTAAGCATTGCTTCTTCTAGAACGCGCTTATTTGGCTTGGCAGCTGCCTTCTCAATCTCTTCTTTATACAGTTCAATTTGCTGAGCCTTTAGCAAACCATTATCCCACACCCATTCTACACCTTCCATAATACCATTAACAAACGCGCCTGGTGCTGATGGATCAGCTACAATATCAGCAGCTGTGGCAAGAGTGAAATCATCTTGGACTTCCATGATGCCATTCTTATCTTTTAGTGAACCCATACCACGTGATGATACTCCTAGGGCACCACCACCTTGGATAATATTCTTTGCAATATTACCCATTGGTGTTTCTAGAATCTTAGCACGACCAATAATGTTTGATCCATCTTTCTTTAGTTCCGTAATCATATGAGAAATACGGTCAAGATTAATTGATGGACCTTCTGGATGGCCAAGCTCACCAAAAGCTCTCTTTGTGTCTACATATTCTTTTACATAGCGGTTAACTTCCTTTTCCATAACAGGCATAGGATAGATACGGCCATTTCTATTCTTTAGATCGGCCTGCATAAAGATACCTTCAATAAAGAAGTCCTTCTTGCCATCTTCCTTTTCTTCTGTTATTAGTTTTACTTCTTCTAATACTTCGCAGATTAGTTTCATTGTTGTTCTCTCTTACTTGTATGCAACTGATGCAGCCTTAACTGTACCACCAGATGCAGCTAATGTGTCTGTTGGTTCCTTTGCAACGTAGATTACACTTTCATCTGTACCAGCATATCCAAGGGTAAATGTTGCAATTGTACCACCTGTATTGGCTATTGTGATAGTTGAAACAGTTGTTGTATTTGAGTTTAGCAATCTAACAACACTTGCCAAATTGACATTGTTGGCAGTTGACAATGCAATCTCCGTTGCTTTAAATTTTACTACGTCTGTCATTTTACACCCATATGTGGTATTTTCATTTGTCTAATGTGAGTCTTCAGTATTGATCTCACATCAGCTTCTGGATACTTTTCTTTTGCGTTACGTAACTCCACAGCAAGTTTAGGATGGTTACTATACTTGCTAATTAATCTTTCTGCATGACTAGCTGGAATCTTATTACGCATCTCTGCTCTAAGCTCTCCAGCAGCCTTTCTTACCTTTGTTGGATTCTTGCTATGCAAGCCTCCTTGTAGTTCACCTTCTTCATTAAGATAATCTAAAAACTTTTTCATGTCTTGTCAATAATTTGCTTCTTAACAGTTTCAAGTCTATGTCTCATTGCTTGAACTGTTTCTGGAGCATGTGGTCTTGGTGTGGCAACTCTTGCCATACGTACCTTATCATTCTCCTCTCTTCTGCTTTCCTCAGACTCAGTAATCTTTGGAGTGCCAGCTTGTCTATTATCATTGCGTTGCTTTTTACGAGCTTCCATTTCTTTTTTTAGAAGATCACGTGCAATTTCTTTTTGCTTTGGAAGTAATGGAAGATTTTCATCAACCTGCTCGACTTCTTCACTAAACTGAGCTTCTTTCTTTACTAACTTAAAGCCAGCCTTCTCGTGTTGCTTTTTAAACTTTTCTGCTGCAGGGACTGAAAAATGAACTTCGTGAAACTTTTCGCCAGTCTTTGGGTTATGATAATGCATCTTAACGCCAGTAACTTCCTTCTTAGCTTCATCTACTTTTTTTTTATCTTCGTCTTCCTCGCCCTCGTCTTCTTCTTCGTCCTCATCTTCCTCATCTTTTTCTTTGCCCATCATTTCTGATAGCTTTGCAATCTTTGCATCTCTTGATTCTGGAATATGATAGGCAGCTTCTGACTCACCTGGTGCATCGTGACCATGATCATCTTTACCTGGTTCACCAGGGGCCTTAATTGCTGCAACATTCTTTAGAATATGGTCATAAGGGGACTCGCTCGAGAGAGCATCCTTACCTTGGAAGTCCATAATCTTCATACCATGCTTAGCCACGAAGTCCTGCTCATCACCAGGAACAGGCTTTGCAACCTCTGCTAGTTTCTTTAATGATTCGCGCATTGTGGCCATGGTAATCCTCTTTATTGTTCTGATTGTACTTCAGCTGGAGCTTCTGCTGCAGGAGCAGCTGGAACTTCAGCATGTGGGTTCATTACTGCATGCGCTACTTCTGGATACATTGCATCCAATCTAGCTGCTACTTTTGTATTGATTGCAGTTTCAAACTTATCCAAGAATGAAGCAGCATCCTGGTTGATAACTGCACCAATCATATCTTTTACTACTTCTGACATATAATAACTCCAATGTTCTAATTATTTATCAATTTGTTCAATTAAACCTGTTCCATATCAGCTTTGCGCTGCTGGAGTTGGGACTGCTGTTGCTGCATTTCCTGCTCTGCATCTTGCTGCTCAGCCTGTTGCTGAAGGATTGGATCTTCTCCATTTTCCTTTTCCATTTGTTCAATATCATCGTCAGAAAGACGTAAAACTTTCTTACGAACAAAGTTACGAGAGTAGTAAACACCAATCATATCTTCCATATTCTTAACGGTGTTGACTCTATTTGTAATAATCTCTGATTCCTTCAACTCTGTGAAGTAACCATCTTGGACATAGTCAAACTTAACCTTTGACATAATATCTAATAGTTCTTCTTGGGCAACAATACCTTTTAGAACTAGTTGCTTACCAAGAGCATCCTTAAACAATACAGAAAATTTCATTCTTAGACGGTCAATAAACTTAGAAAATCTTAGTTCTTCTCTAGTAATCTCTGCTGATCTACCTAAGCTGAAACCTTGCTCAGAGTTGAGTCTTGTTACTGGAACGTGTAATGACTGATATAATCTCTTCTGGAAGTATACAACATCTTCCATTTGACCTAGGTTTGCACCTGGTGGTAGAGTTTGAATTTCTGTACCCTTACCACCTTCGCGGCGTGGAATCCAGAAGTCTTCTGTCATTGTCATAAACTTTCTATCGTCTCTGACTTCACCAGTTGTAGCATCATAGACTAATCTATTCTTATGACGCTGCATCATGTCAGCAAGATATTGTTCTGCCTTCATCTTTGGAAGGTTACCAACATCAATATAGAATACTCTTCTTTCTGGTGCTCTTGTTAATCTATAGATTACAGAAGCATCCTCTAACATACGTAGCTGGTTCATTGGCTTGATAGCCTTATGAAGGTATGATAGAACGTATGAATTATTCTCGTCCAGTAAGCCTGATGATACTAGAACAATTGAATCTCTGGCAATTCTCAAGCCATTTGTGGAAGATGTTACTTCCTTGGCTTGGAATCCTTTATCGTTGTACATGTAGTATTCATTTTGTACAGCAACAGTCTTTTTATCTTTTTTGATTTCTCTAATCTTTCTAATCTTTCTAGGATCAATATAGCGAAGCTCTTTAATACCATCTTGTGGGTTGTTTGTATCAATAATAACATGGTAATATAATCTACCATCTATATACCATCTTCTAATGATATCAAAACCAGATGAAGAGAAATCAAGTAGTTTCTTAACTTCATCAAACTCATCTGTAATTTTATCTTTGAGAGACTTTGAGAATTCTAGATCGTCAAGATTAATATTGACCTGCTCTTGGTTTGAATCGTAGGAGATCATCTCACCTACAATTTCTTCTACAGCAGTTTCAATTTCTGATTGGAGAGATAGTTGACGATATCTTGTGATCAGCTCAGCTTCAGTTCTTGCTGTACCTTCTAAGTCAACATAGGTACCAACAACACCGCCACCTGATACGATAACGGCACCGTCGTCATTTACTGGAGGAACAAAGGAAGGCTGAGTAACAGCTACTGCTTGTGGTAGCTCCTCTTCCTTTCGTTTAATTGTAAAACCAAATAATTCCATATTATATAACCTCTAGTAGAGAGTAGGAGGGCCGCTTATATTTAGCGGCCCTCTCTATCCCTTATTACTCTTGACCGTCGGCTGGGACTGTCCAGTAATCTAGAGCAAACTCACACTGGAACTCTTCGATAGCGTTACCATTTTCCCATGATAGCTCGATTGGACCGATTGCTAATGGGAAGATGCCTTCGAAGACATATGTACGTAGTTCTTCGCCTGTCTTACTATACTGAATAACTTCGGCTCGGGCCTTGTACTCAGATGGAGCTGCAGTTGGGAACTCGCGGATGTTACCAGAATATGAGTTAATATTGTATGACCATGTCTCTAATGCCTTTCTGACCTTAAAGTCTTCGTCATTGATAACTGTTACTGTCCAGTTGTCAAAGATTCTTTGGCCGGCCAACTTAATTGGTCTACCAAAGTAGAAGACTTCAATTGGAGCAATCGTTGAGGCAGGAATCTGAGAGGCCTTTACCATGAAAGGCACTACTGAGTCAGCTTCCGTTGTCGCTGGATTGCTTAGTCTTACTTGGAAAAGAGATGGGCGAGCACCACCAAGTGCTAGCTGACTCTTAATTTCGTTAATATTGAAAGCCATTTACGTCTCTCCTTATCGATTAAAACTGACCAACGACTTCGCTGAACTCGACACCAGTTCGTACTGCTACGAAGTTTAGCTGGATGAAGTTAATTGAGCGAGCTGGCTTGATATAGATGTCACCAATGAATTGGTTGCCGTCAATAACTTCTGGTGTATTGTTCGTTGTATCACAGACTACCTTGAAGTCGTAGATACCGCGACGGCCTTGGATCTCACGTAGATATGGCTCTACCAAGTTGCGGAACTGAGCTCTTGTGAAGTCATCGTTGAACTCGAATAGTGTAAACTTGGCAGCTGTAGCAATTGCCTTCTCGAGAACAATGAACAATCTACGAACATTGATTCTGTCAAATGCAGATGGCTTAGCTAGTAGAGTCTTATCACCAAACAAGACTGTACCTTGACCAGGGAATGTAACCACTGGGTTGACACCTGCCTTGTATAGTGTATCTCTGTCAGCCTTGTCTGGGTTATATGATAGCTTGACAATGTTCTTGATCTGGCCTCTATTAAAGCCTGCTGGTGAGAACCATGGATCACGAATGTTATCTGTTCTTACACATAAACCAGCTGTATCGCCATTTAGTGGTACAAAGCGATATACGTCATTGTAACGATCGTACATATACTTGTAACCAGAATCTAGAACACCATAAGACGTTGATCTTAGAGCATTTCTAAACTCGACAATGTTATCAGCCTGTGTGCCTGCTTGTACACCGACAGTATCGCCTCTTTCTGGCGATGCAAATACTACGCAGTCCTTACGAACTTCTGCAATATTGTCGACTAGATAGTTGGCTAGCTGCTCACCGTATGTGCCACCTCTTGCCTTACCTGTTAGAACTAGAGAAATATCTACTTCTTCAGCTGATGCAAACTTATCGTATGCAGCTGCTAGGTATGAGAATGCAATGTTTGCTTCACCACCGCCATCTGTGCCACCAGCAAATGAGAATGTTCTAGGTGTTGCAAGAACGTCACCAGAGGCCATGGTGTTTGATAGGCCTGAGTATGAAGCTGCACCTGGATGATTGAACCACCACATATATTCTGATGAATTGTTAATAATATCTTTATAGAAGATTGTTGCACCTTCTCTCTTAGCATCTGTAGCACGAGAAAGAGCTTCATACTTTTCAATTATTGTACCCTTGACACCTGAGAATAAACCATCCTCATCAGCTACTACGATATGCATTTCATCAGATACGCCACCACGCTCTGCAACATATGTTGATGTTCCTGGAGCCTTGTCAACTTGATCAAAGAATTCCCAATAGCGTGTTACAGCGCTTGCGGATGTTGAGTTGGTTGACTTAGAAACTGCAGCAGAACCAGTGTAAATGTCTTCAAAGCTTAGTGTGGCTCTTACGACACCATTTGATACACCTGAACCTGAACCCTTAGATGTAATCTTCAAGTACTGGTTACCAACCCTTAGGCGGTCACCTACTGTTAGTAGCTCAAGCTGCGCGTTTAGTTCTGTGTTTGCTAGCGAGTTAGCAGCAGCTGTTGAGCCAAGTGTAACTGTGAATGTAGCACCTGAACCAG